TTAGTTAAAAACTTTATCAACTGTATCTTTTAATTTTTCATTTTCTAAATGTGTGTAGATCGTCATTGTTGTATTAAAATCTTTATGTCTTAACAGTTTTTGGCTTGTCTTTGCATCTATCCCAGCATTAAATAGCGTAGTAGTGTATGTATGACGAAGCATATGGAAACTAACATGTTCGTATTTTTTTGAAAACCTGCTTAATTTAGCCTTTATTATAGATGGGCTCATATAGCTCCCGTTTTTTGTCACTACAACGTCACTTTTGTTAATTTCGAACCATTCTACCAAAATATCTTTTAAAGGCTCTACAAGCGGAATAACAGCGTTTGAAGAACTTGTTTTAGTTTCTTTGACAATTAATTCTTTTGATATTGGATCAAGATATAATATTTTATTAATGCTTATAGTGTTATTATCAAAATCAATGTCATTTTTAGTTAGTGCTAATACTTCACCGATACGACATCCCGTATACTTTCCAATATAAAAAGCAATTTGGTATTCTTTTGTGGAATCGGCAATTAGTTTTTCAAAAAGTTCCTCCGATATAACCTTATTTTTATCTTTTTTTGTATTCTTTCCTTTTATTTCGATTTTATTAAATGGCATACGTTCAATATATCCCATGTTGTAACAGTAATTAAATATGTATTTCAATGTTGCGACAACGTTTGTTATGGTCGGCTTTGCATAACTGCTCTCAAGTGGTTTTATCAATTCGTTTATAATTTTAAAGTCTATTGCATCAACGAGGCAATTACCTAGCTTAGGTTTTATGTGCTTTCTAAAAGTTAATTTTCTTGACGATACGGTCGATATTGCTAAAGAGGTATTATTTGTCATACATTCGTTAAACGCTTCCTCAAGCGTAATTTTAGGCTTTGTAGAGTATCCCTCGGCAAATTTAACTCGCATTAACTGTTCATGTTTTTCGGCTTTCTTATGTGAAGTGAAGCCACGCTTTGAATAATATTTTTTTCTACCGTATTTATCTTTGTAGGTGAACCTGACTTCATATGTTGTTCCTTTTTTATTTTCAAACTCTCTAATTGACATAATAAAAACACGTCCTTTCTTTGTTTGCCTTAGACGTGTTCAAATGTTATGATTAAGCACGTAAAAGGACATTTAAGAGTTGTACTTTACGTTATGGACCACCGCTATGAGCAGTGGTCTTTTTTATATTTTTGCTAGATTTTCTTTAATTATTTCTAAGTTATTTGTACGGGCTCCATCAGCGTTGCGATACGGATATTTAACGTATGTAAATGCATAATATCCAATATTATAAACTGCTTTGTCTTTATCGTTTAATTCGCCAACATTTTCTGTATTAGAATTGTTTTCAATATAATTATAAATATAATATCCATAATACATTGTTTTTTCCATTGTTGTATTATCAACGGTCAAATTATCTACATTGGTCTTGATAAAATATAATCCATCATTAATTGTTTTTTCAATATCCTTTTTTGATGCGCCATCTTGTTCTTTTTTTGCTTTATTAATAATTTCTGTTATAGCATTATCATTGTTGTGCTCTGCTATTTCAAGTTTTAAATCTTCACTTGATGAAAATCCATAATCGATATTAGTTGTGCCTTGTTGCGATCCAATTATTGCTCCAGCAAGTAAAAGTATTAAAAATATTCCTATTACTATAGCTTTCTGTTTAATTCCTTTTCTCCAAAATTTAATCATATTATTTTCTCCTTTTTAATAGCATTTTTGTTAATTTTCAAGCATTGATGGAATATGCAAATCATTAATACTTTTTTCCCAATCTACTGAACTAAAATTATCACAATCTTTTATTGCATTAGTTGTTAAAAAGCCGCTAACCACGCAGATTACTTTATCATCTTTAATTACATTTCCAACAAATTTTATTTTTTCATAGTTGTTTAATTCTTTGTTTTCTTGAATATAATAACAAGCATCCTCAATCGCTGAATAATAATTTTGAAGAACACTATCTTTAAAAAGCTGATCACCATCAACAGCAAAGTAAACATTAAGTGTTTCTTGTTCTTCTTTTGTTTTACATTCATCTAAAACAGATTCCAACACCTCTCCTATAGGTGCGTCTGAAGATTTTACGATGCTCATTTGTTTCTTGATGTTTATAGCTACACCTAAAATCAAAATTACAACAACAATAATTATTATTTTTTGCTTTTTTCCCTTTCTCCAAAACGCTTTAAACTTCTTCATTTATTCTTTCCTCCCATATATTATTTATATAAACACCTAATGTGTGTTTATCTATATTATAACATCTATAACATATCATTTGGATCAAATGATACATCAATCACTTTCCCTATTATTTCTGCATATCCATTTTCGAAATCTTGCTTTTTTAAAATCATAACTTCGTGAATTGGATTAGAGGAGCGAGGTTGTAAAAGGACAGTATCGTTATCGAAAATAACTTGTTTTACTGTTGCTTCATTACCATTTATTCTTACAACGGCTATTTGACGGTTTTCAACAATCACTTTCTTTACGAGTACTAATGATCCGTCTAGAATTCCAACAGCATTCATGCTATCCCCTTTAACTTTTAACCAAAAAGTTTCTGCACCACTGGCTTTTACCTTATCTACAGGTTTGTAGCCCAAAACGTTTTCATCGCAATACATGTTATAACCTGCTTTCACGACCCCTATTATAGGCCTCAAGATTTGTTCGGAGTTAACTTCGTACGTTTCGGTGTTTGAATATTTTGGAATACCAAATAAATCATTAACATCTACGCCCAATATTTGACTTAGCTTAACCATATCGCTATTAGACGGCTCTCTTTTATTTGTTTCCCAAAAACCAACTAATCCTTTTGACCTACCTATTTGTTTTGCTAGTTCTCTTTGACTTAGCCCTTTTTCATTTCTGTACAATCGAATTTTTTCACCAATATTCATGTTATCACCTCCCTAACCTTATGTTACCATTGGGGAAAACGTAAGTATATAAAAAACAACAAAAAGTTACCAAAAACTATTGAATAAACGCTCACTATATGTTATCATATATTTGTCAAGGTAACTTAACGTTAGCAAAAAAGGCAAAAATGAGGTGATAACATGAACAAAGTAAAAGGATATAGAAATATGATGAATGAACGTCAACAAGATTGGGCAGATTTGCTAGGAATAAAAAGACCAACTTACAATCGGAAAGAAATAGGCAAAACACAATTCAACGATAAAGAAAAGAAAATTATAAGAGATCATATTTCTAAGGTAATACCTGATATAACTATTGATGAATTATTTTTTTGATTACTTTGGTAACATATAGTTATCGAACACATAGAGGAGTAAGCTATGAATAAAAAAGAAATCATGGAAGAACCAATAACTATTGAAAGTATAAAAAAAGAATTCGGGATTGAACTTGATCAAAATCAATATGATGAATTAGCTTTAATTGATCTTGAGATGTCTATTTCTCCCGAGTCACAAGTTTACTTAATGCTAAAGGTACTTAAGTGCTTAAATCTTATTTAATAAAAAAGAAAAGGGGTGAATTTAATGTTCAAAATAGTTCTTAATTTAGGAGATTTATTGTTTCTAGTGTTTTTCGTTGCAACGTTCATTTACTGCGTAGGATCAGCGTTATTTAACTGGATAAAAAAGAGAAAGGAGCGTTAAAAATGTGCATTGAAGAACAGGTATACAACTTTATTGTAACTAATCATGTCGGGAAAGAAAACATGGTTAAAAATCGTCAATTAAGGGTTTATTTTCCACAAATTAAAAGTGACAAGGCAATGCGAAAAATCATTGAAAATATAAGGTTTAATCCCGATTTTAAATACTTTATAGGGAGTGTTAGTGGAAGCAAAGGCGGATACTATGCATGCACGTTAAAAAGCGAAATTCAAGAAACCAAAAATAGCTATATGCATAGAGCAATGCAGATGTTGGAAAATAGCAAAAAATTCGAGAGCAAAGAGGTGATTGAGTTTGCAGAACGTTAAACTATACACCCGTAAGGAATTAGCGGAGATTTGGAAATGCAGTTTATTAACAATACAAGATTTACATGATAGCGGATTGTTAAAAGGTCGAAAATTCGGGAGAGCATGGAAATATAGTGAAGACGATATTCAAGAATTCTTTGATAAAACAAAGGGATATGACATCGAAAACTATACAAAAATGATGCTTTTAAAAGAAAAAATAGACGCAGTAAGCGCCTAATAAAATCAACCAAAAGAATTATAAAACAAGCAAGAGGAAGTGTCAAGAGTGAGGATAGATAATTTAACGGGTCGAGGAGTGCTGACGATAGTAATTGCAGTGATCTTGATAGCGTTTTTAACAAGCGGAATTATTGAAACGGTTTTATAGAAAGGAGTAGCTGAATGGCAATAATTAGAATGAACAAAAGTAGCGATTATACAGTAATGAGCAACACTCATTTGAAAGAAAAAAATATGTCACTTAAAGCAAAGGGATTGTTAAGTTTAATGCTTAGTTTGAGAGACGATTGGGAGTACTCGGTAGAGGGTCTTGTTTCCATCTGTAAAGAGAGTGAAGTAGCGGTGAAAAGTGCATTAAATGAGCTGAAAAAATTTAATTATTTAAAGGTCACAAAACTGTTGCCAAACCAAACTGAAACGGGGCGAATTGAGTACATTTATGATATCTTTGAAAAACCACAACAAGGCATAGAAAACCAAGGCATAGAAAAACAAGGGGTAGAAAATCTAGGGGTTGAAATTCTAGATGTAGAAATTCAAGCGCTAGAAAACCAAGGACAATTAAATACTAAAGAATTAAATACTAAAGAATTAAATACTAAAGATATATATAATGCTCCGAGCAATGAAATTGCTACAGAGCCACCCGTAATCGAATTTATACTAAACGATAAAACTTACTACCCGATTACACAAAAGCAAGTTGATAAATGGTCGGAGTTATATCCTAACGTGGATGTTATGCAGCAGCTAAGGAAAATGTGTGGCTGGCTTGATGCTAATCCTAAAAACAGAAAAACCAAGGGCGGAATTTTAAAGTTTGCAAACGGATGGCTTGCTCGAGAGCAGGATAAACCTAGAAAAGTACAACAGCAGACAACGAAAGACTTAGCTTCTGCAATGGATTTTAATGAGTTCTACTAATGTCGATTGAAGAATTCGCAAAAGCAATGACATTTCTAGGTTTGAACTATAACAAAGGGTTCACGCCCGAATATATAAAAATGCTGTATCCAAGATTTGCTAGTTACAGTTATGAGCAAATCAAAGAAGCAATACATAAATGTATCGATAACGAGAAGTACATAAACAACATAGCGTACGACTTAGGGCAGTATTTGCCACCTGTGGAGCGAAAAGCTGAAAAAGCGTTGGAATATGCCAATGACTTCAAAACGTGCCCTAGAACTAAAAAAATGTGCCCTCTCGACGTTGTTTGGGTATGGACGGTAATTAAATTTGACTAATGAAAGGGTTGAGAGGATGAAAGATAAAACACTTATTAAGATTTTGACTGTTATGTTAGCTATGTCGATTGCATTAGCTATTTATCAAAGTTGCTTAATCGTAAATCTAACAAGCAATCTAAAACTTGTAAATAAGGATCGTGACAAGGTAGTAGAAATGTATAACAATCGTTAAATTTTACAACAAGAGGAGAGAAAGAAATGAAATATAAGTTAACAGATGTAAAAATAAATTTTATGGGTAAAACACTATTCCAAATTGAAGCTGTGAAATGTTTTGGAGATATCGTTAAAGGACAAAAAGGGGGATTTATCGAAAAGGAAAGTAATTTATCACAAGGCGGTAATGCCTGGGTGTACGGTAATGCCAAGGTGTACGGTAATGCCTGGGTGTACGGTAATGCCTGGGTGTACGGTAATGCCTGGGTGTACGGTAATGCCTGGGTGAGCGGTGATGCCGAGGTGTACGGTAATGCTGATTATTTAGTTATTGGACCGATCGGGTCTCGGAATGATATAACAACCTTTTTTAAAACGGCTAATAACGATATAAAAGTTTCTTGTGGTTGCTTTACTGGTAATATTGAGGAATTTCTAGAAAAAGTTAACGAAACACATGGAAATAACAATTACGCAAAAGAATATAAAACAGCTGTAGAAATAGCAAAAATACATATTTTTGGTGGTGAGTAAAAATGAAGCTAGAACAAGCGAGCGATATAGCAAGATTACAGGATGCAAATATATATGCTTTAAAAAATACCGCTAGTCAAAGTGATATGAAAAGGTTTATGGAACTTAGAAACGCTAATGAGACATTAGCTGAACTACAAGCAATGTATTACGATCTAGAACAGTATAAAGAAACCGTAGACGATGTAATAACTTGCATGACAAGTATTTCTAAAGATTTATTAAATATCGGCTATGGAAACAACAAAGCAACAAATTTGAAAGAAGTATTTAACTCTCTGTTGGACGATATCCAAGAAGGCATAGAAGATTATCAAAACATCATTAAAGAACTGGAGGGATAAAAATGGAAAACAATAAAGCAGTAAAAATTGGTTTGTATGAAAAATTAGCAAATATCCAAAATGAGTTAAAAGCACCAAAAGGACAGTATAACAAATTCGGTAATTATTATTATCGAAGCTGCGAAGATATTTTAGAAGCATTGAAACCGATATGCTTTAAATACCGCACAGCACTTATTGTTCAAGATGAATTGGAAAGCATGAACGAAAGATATTACATAAAGGCAGTGTGTGAATTACGCGATTGGGATAGTGATGATGTGATTATTACACATGCATTTGCTAGAGAGCCTATGACAAAAAAAGGAATGGACGACAGTCAAATAACGGGTACTGCTTCTAGCTATGCTCGTAAGTATGCTTTAAACGGTCTTTTTAACATTGATGATACAAAAGATGCTGATACAAACGAAGTGAAAGAAATAGAAAAGACGGCCAAGAAAGAACAAAAAATAACGCAGGAACAAAAAGATATTATTAAAAGCTATATTACTGATTTTTCGATTGATATAGTTGGTAATTTTATTAAAACTACTGGAAAAGATAAATTGAATTTGTTGACAAAAGACGAAGCCGATAAAGTTATTGAGTATTTAAAAAGCAATGAGTTCGGTGAAGCTATGGAAATGAAAGCGAAAAAAAATAATCGGGAGGGAAAAACAAATGTCAATTAATTGTGTCGCATTGGTAGGAAGACTAACAAGAGATCCAGAATTACGAAGGACCCAACAAGGTGATGCGGTTACTTCATTTACTTTAGCGGTAAATCGTAATTTTACAAGCAGAGATGGTCAACAACAAGCAGATTTTATTAATTGTGTTGTGTGGCGTAAACCTGCTGAAAATGTAAACCAATACTGCTCTAAAGGAAGTTTGGTAGGCGTGGAGGGTAGAATCCAAACACGCAGTTACGACAATTCACAAGGTCAAAAAGTAAATGTAGTTGAAATTATTTGCGATAGTGTGCAGTTTTTGGAAACTAAACCAAAGGAAGAATCAAAGAACAAGTATGATGTTAAAGACCCAAGGTTTGATGATTTAAAGCAAAACCAATATGACATTATGGAAGACGATTTGCAGTTCTGATGATTAAACTTTTAGGAAAATATTTACATAGAGTAATCAATTACGAAACGGGAGATTTGGAGATTACTTTTACAATAAGTGATTACAACTCTAAAGCTAACACCGATGAATTAGAAAAAGAGTTGTATTCACTTGAAATAAAAAAACCTAGGTCTAAAAGGTCATTAAATCAAAATGCGTATTTATGGACACTTATTCGTGAACTGGCTTTGAAAATGGAAGAGGACGACATGGACGTGTATATAAAACTGCTTAATGAAACTAAAGCAAAATATGAAGTCTTAAAAGTATTGGCGATAGCTGAGAATGATCTTAAAAAATGTTTTAGAGTTGTTAAGCTTATTAAGTACGACACTAACAAAGATTATGCATATTTCCAATGTTACTATGGTTCATCTACATTTACAACCGAAGAAATGAATAAATTAATTGATACTGCGATAAGCTGGTGTAATGAGTTAAATATACCAACGTTAGAGGGTGGTATATATGGCTGAATTTATTATCTATGGGCGTTTAGATGGACTTAACGAATATACAAGCGCCAATCGGTCTAACCGTTACAAAGGCAGTCAGATGAAGCTTAAAAACGAATCTATCGTAATGGAAGCTATAAAGAGATATCAGCTACAGAAAATAAAAAAATATCCTATCAAACTAAAGATTACATGGTATGAAAAAAATAAACGTCGTGATGTAGATAACATAACTTTCGCAACAAAATTTATTCAAGACGCATTAGTTAAACAAGGGATAATCATTGACGATAGCCAAAAGTATATAAATCAATTACGGCATGATGTAAAAGTTGATAAAGAATACCCGAGAATAGAGGTGCAACTGATTGAAAACAATAATACAAGATAAAAAAGTATGTTACTTATGCGGTACAACTTTAAATTTAGAAGATCACCATTGCTTGAATGGGAGTGATAGGAAGAAATGTGAAGAAGATGGGCTAAAAGTATGGCTATGTGCTAATTGCCATCGCATAGCGCCTTATTCTGCTCATAGGAGTATAGAAACTAGGATAAGACTAAAACGTGTAGCACAAGCTAAATATTTAGAAACTCACACTCAGGTCGAGTGGTTTAGACGATATTATAAGAATTATTTATAGAGTATTATAAGAATTTAAAATTAAAGAAAGGAAATGGTTGTGCGCACATAAAACCATGGTTTCCTTGGATTAAAAAAATGAAAGTATTAAGTTTATTTGATGGTATTAGTTGTGGAATGGTAGCGCTCCAAAGAGCAAACATTGAAGTTTTAGAATATAAGGCTTATGAAATTGAAAAGAATGCAATTGAAGTAAGTAAACATAATTATCCAAATATCAAACAAATGGGTGATGTATTTAAAGCTGAGTATCAAATTAATGAGTATGATTTATTAATTGGCGGTAGTCCGTGTACTAATTGGAGTATTGCAAAGGCTGGAAGAGATAGAGAAACCACATCAAGTGGAATTGGTTGGGATTTATTTATGCAGTATGTGAGGGCATTAAGAGAGGTAAAACCCAAATATTTTCTATATGAGAACAATTACAGTATGTCCGATGCTATTAAAGAGGAAATAACAAAATGTCTAGGGGTTGAACCAATTATGATAGATAGTGCTGATTTTTCAGCTCAGCAAAGAAAGAGATATTACTGGACTAATATTTCAGTTGACTTGGATTATGAAAAGAGTGACTTAGTTTTAAAGGACATATTGTATCAACATGATTTTAAAATTAGAGATTTTACTAAATATAAAGATACAGTTAAATGGAATGATGATAACACAATATGTAGCTATGATACGAGTGGCAAAGGGTACTATTCTCAACAAAGTCGTTGTAGAAAGCCAGATATAAAAAGCAATACATTACCAGCAAGTGGAAATGATAAAAACAATATATGGCTAGAGGATTATAAATGCAGAGTTTTACACCCGATTGAAGCTGAACGTTTACAAACATTACCTGATAATTATACAAGTTGTATTAATTCAAAAGTAAAAAGAAATGAATTATGCGGAAATGGTTGGACTGTTGATGTAATAGCGCATATTTTTAAAGGAGTAAAACAATAGAAAGAGGAAATATAAATGAAAGTTAAAACATTAAAAACAAAACCAAAGTATTTTGAAATGCAGTTGAAAGGCATAAAAGATTTTGAAGTTAGGAAAAATGATCGTGATTTTCAAGTTGGCGATATTTTACGCCTAGAAGAATTTGACCGCGATTATACCATGAGATTTTTCCATGTAGAGGTAACTTGTGTAACTGGTGATAGCGAATATTGCAAAGATGGCTACGTAGTTTTAGGAACACGAAAAAGGTTAGATTTAGATGCTAACTTGCTAAGATAGAAAACGAATATAGTAAAAGAGGTATTTAGAAATGTTAAAGATAGAAAAGATTAAAGAAGAGATTTTAAATTTTGATAATAGTGATAGTCTTTGTTGTTACTTAGCACAAATGGTAACCAAGAAAGGTGATAAAAATAATTGCAGTAGAAAAAATACAACTTCTTGCAGACAATGCTTAAAGCTGTCACTTATGGAATTATTAGAAGAATATAAAGAACCGATTAAACTTACTCAATTTGAGTATGAATATTTAAAATTTGCTAAGGCAGTAGAATATAACTTTATTGCAAGGGATGAAGATGGAAGATTATTTTTATACAGTATTAAACCATGGAAAGCCGAAAATTATTGGGATTACGAAGATAGAACTACACCCGTGTTTGCTGAATTATTTAAATTTGTTAAATGGGAGAATGAATCTCCTATGTTAATTGAAGAACTATTAAAATGCGAGGTAATTGAAAATGAATAGAAAAGAATATGAAGAAAGAATAGCAAAGATAGAAAAAGAATTAGATGAATTAAAGGAAGTGGAAATCGTAGACGATGAGTTCCCAAGACTTGGAGAGCAATATTGGTTTGTTGATTCAGTGGGCAATGTTTTTGGCGATTGTTGGTATGATAGTATGGCTGATAATTACCGCAAAGACTTTTTTAGAATTTTTAAAACCAAAAAAGAATGCAAACGATATTTAGAAATTCAAAAAGCATTTAAAGAGGAATCTAAAAACTTTGAGTCAAATTGGAAAGATGGCAATCAAGATAAATATTATCTTTATTACGACCATAGCGACAATTGTGTTGAGGTTGATTCGTATGTGGAGTGTCAAGAAACAATTTTATATTTTGAAAGCAAAGAAATATTAGAAGAATTAATATCACGTTTTGGAAAAGAAGATATTAAAAAATATTATTTTGGAATAGAGGAATAGAAGATGATAACAAGACAAGAATTGTTAGAATATGCTGATACATTATATGAGTTAAAAAATAACGAAGTTGTTAAAACGTATCTTAAGGCATTACACAAAGTTGTATCATATTCTCAAAACAAGAAAAACCATGTGCCGTTAGAGTATTATAAATCTTCTAAAAAGTATGACTATTATATAGAATTACCATATGAAAAGTTTGAAGTATTGGCAAATGGTAAATACGGATTTAGACAACATAACTTTAGTTATTGTGGTAAAGGCGTTGGTGAATATAAAAATTGGAGTATAAGCGGTTGTTGTTCATTGTGTAATTTTACTAAAGAAAAGATAAAAGATATGATAGACAAACGCATTAAAGAAGATAATGAGGAGGTTAATAACAATGGCAAAATATAGAAAGAAACCAATAGTTGTAGAAGCAATTCGGTGGACGGGAAGTAATTTAGAAGAAATACGTAATTTTGTTGGTGGTGATTTAATCGAAGAATGCGTGGAATTATTTGATACAAAGAGGGAATTAAAGAAAATACTAGCTAGTATCGCAATCGACACGCTAGAAGGAACAATGAGAGTTGATTATGGCGATTACATAATAAAAGGTGTACAAGGAGAATTATACCCATGTAAGCCTGATATTTTCTTAGCAACTTATGAGGAGGTAATTGAAGATGGGGATTTGGATTAGAAGTCAAGATAAGTGTAAGTTAATTAAGTGTACGAGATTTGGTATTGATTATTATTCTGATGGAATTTGTGATGTAATAGGAGCTGAGAGCGATGATGTTTTTGAACTAGGAAAATATAAGGGCGAAGAAAAAGCGGTTTTAGTGTTGGATATGATACAAGAACATATCGAAACACGTAGTAATAATGTATTTAAAATGCCACAAGATATTATAATAATCGACGACGATGAGGTTTAAATAATGAGATTTTTAACAATGTTAGCAACAAAATGTAAAGTGTGTAAAAAACGAAGCATTTGTAATTATAAAAGAATGGTAGCTTGTGCATTGGCTGAATTACCACCACAACATCATGCGGATTATGCTATGGATATGAAAGCTGATTGTGCTGCACCAATGATTAGAAAAAGAGATTTAAGAGATATTTATATTAGTGAAAATGTAAAAGTAACTATTGATCTCGAAGATGTTAAAAAGGAAATTGCAAACCAATTTTATAATCCGTTAAGAGTTGGAAATATAAAATAATGAGGTGGAAGTATGAGTAATTTAAAATATCAAGAAGCACTAAAGTTTTTTAGAATATTACCGTATCGCATCCCTTTGAGGTTTGCAAACGATGAATTTTGCAAAAAGTATGATAAAAATTTTGCCTTGATAAAAGAATTAGTTGATAAAGCAACGCCTAAGAAGCCCATACAAATTCATTGCGAACCAGAGGAAGAATGGGATAAAGAAGAGGTATTTTATAATTGCCCTAATTGCGGAGAGCCTTTGTCTTATGATTTTGAGTATGACTATCCAATTAAAAATAAATGTTGCTTAGAGTGTCAACAAGTTTTAGATTGGAGTGGTTTTGATGAAGAATGAACAAGATTGGAAGTTCGATAAAGACAAAGCTTCCAAAGCATTACAAAAATTATCTTGCAATATAAATCCTTTTAATGATGATAATGTGTTTGAGTTAGTTAGAGTTATTACTTATTGTATGGATTTAGAAAAACAATTAGACAAAGCGTGTGAAGAATTAGAAACATTTGATATGACATTTAATGACGGTGATTTTGTTGATATAAAAAACAAAGAACAATGGAAAGAGTGGTTGAAATAAAATGTTGAGTAAGAAAGAGCAATTAAAACTAGAAACAGAGTTAATTCTTTTATTAGATAAATTATGTCCTGATTGTATGTTGTATAAAGGCGTTGAGGAAAAATATGTAATAGCAAGTACGCTATTTAAGGGAAATTTTGCATTAAGTCGTATCGTTGATTGCAACCATATTTATAAAGCAATCGAAGAGAGCGGAAAAAAATGTTTATCGCCTAAAGAAGCATTTAAAATATTTGTAAATAAGGGGTGGCTTGATTATGATGAGTGAAGAAGAGTGTTTAAAAGCATTAGATTATTTGTTTGATAATTCTTTAATAGATGATTATTCAAATGATATTGATAATAAAATGTATGATATTTTAAAAAGAATGATAGAAGAACATTTTAAACTAAAAGAAAATACAAAAGAATATAAACATTTTAAGCTACATAGTGATAGCACTTTAAAAAATCAAACTAAGAAAGAATTAATAGACTACATTAAGATGTTATATCATAATTGGGGCGTTTGCGATGAGCAATTAAAAAGAATTATTGATAAAGCAAAAGAATTAAGCGATTCAAATGATGAACTAAAAAGAACAATTTGTTCATTAGATTATGCGTTAAGCGATGTCTATAATCCTAAACCATACAAATTTGAAGATTTAAAGCCTAATATGTGGGTTTGGGATGATTTGATTAAAAAATGCGTTCAATTAGATGAAGATTGTTTTGAACCGAATAATGTTATTTTGATTCTTATGCATGGTAATTACGGTTATAGAGAAAGCACAAGAACATTTTTCGAAGAAAACCGTTTCTTTCCAGTGCAATACGCTAATCCAGAGAGCTAAAAAATGAGTAAGTTATATGCAATATACGATGAAAACGACTTTCCCGTATGTGTTGGAAGTTCTAAGGAATGTGCTGCATACATGGGAAAGAAATCATCGAAAACATTTATACAACATTGTACCAAGGTACGAGCAGGAATAATTAAACCTAAACTTAGAGGATATGTAATAGGAGAAGATCCACAAGGAAAGAGGTCGAAAAATGATAATAACGGATAAATTAAAAAATAATATAGAGATTGTAAATACTTATGTAGATAAATACGGTTGTGTGCCTAGAGACGGTACATTTTACAGTGAGGGAGGTGACTTAGATTACATATGCGGTTTATTTAAAAGTTATGAAAACTTTATAAAAGAACTTGGCTTCGAAGATTATGGATATAGAAAACTTAAAAAATACGGGGTCCACGATATAAGAAGAGGAAAATTAATTTATATTGGTTTCCTACGAGATATTAAAGAAGAGTTTTTTGAAGATAAATATACTTTAGAACATATAAAAAAGGTAACATACTCAAATAAACTCCTTGAAAACAGATATTTAATAAGAAAGGACATAGCATAATGAAAGAAAGCAAGTATTATCTACAAAATTGGAAGAAATGGAAACGCACTGTTCAGCTTTTGGAAGAAACTAGAGACGAACTAATGGACATGAAACGTGCTATTCCTATTGGAAGTGATAATATGCCAGGTGGTAACCACAGTAGCGTTATTGCCAAAATGCAAAAGATAATAGACCAATGCGATCAATACGATATTCTTATAAGCAATTATAATTTTCTTATTAATTCGCTGGAACGTGCGATAACTGTTTTAAACGAAGATGAAAAAGAAGTGTGCATTATATTTTCTAATAACCCAGATAATTCAGATGTAAGGGAAGCTATAGCATCTAAACGAGGGTATTCAAGATCGGTATTTTATCGAAATCTCGATGATGTATATGTTAAGCTAGACAGGCTGTTATGTTTAAGCCCAATAATGACGATTGATGACTATGATAAAGAAATCTATTAATAACAAACTGGGACTAAACTGGGACTAAAATAGGCTATTTATGTGTTATTATTGTATTGTGGGAAATTGGTTAATCCACACGGCGACATGTTTTTTAGTTATATTTCTAAACTCCTTTCATTTTTATAAAGCGGTCAAATGGCTGCTTTTTTGTTATCTAAGACGATATTATCACTCTCCCTATAGTATCGTCTTAAATAATATAAGGGGGCGGGAAAATGGACGATGATGAAGAATTAGACAACATAATAGATATATATTGGAGGTGCTTGAAGAATGGCAAAACACTTAACAGATGCGAAGAAAAAGAAAATAATAGCCGATTATGTAGGGTGCGGAAACTATTCGGAAGTAGCAAGAAAAAACAAGGTATCTAAAGATACTGTTAGGAGATTATGCAATCGCACGGATATTCTTCAAAAAGCGCAAGAGAAAAAAGAGCAAAACACCAAAGATATGCTTGAATACCTAGATAATAAAAAACAAGATGCAATGGAATTCATTGACATGGCGTTAGCATCAATGATGGAACCAGAGAAACTAAAAAAATCAAGTGTGCAGGCATTAGCAACATCAATCGGGATTATAATAGATAAATTCACACCAACAGTACAAACAGATCAATCGTTAGAGAAATTAGACAAAGTATTGGAAAAAATAGGCGGTGTCATTTAATGGCATTTACACAAAAACAGCGTGAGTTTTTAGATAACGCTAATCATCGTTGGAATATAAAGCAAGGAGCAACACGTAGCGGTAAAACCTACTTAGATTACTTTGTTATTCCAAAACGAATAAGGCAAGTTGCTGGAAAAGATGGATTGGTTGTTATTTTAGGAAATACAAAGGGCACACTCCAAAGGAACGTAATAGAGCCTTTGCAAAATATATATGGAGAACAGTTAGTTAGCAATATTAGAAGCGATAATACCGCGAATATGTTCGGGGAGAAAGTATATTGCTTAGGAGCGGATAAGATTAACCAAGTAAACAGAATAAGAGGGGCAAGTATTAAATACTGCTACGGTGACGAGGTTGCGACATGGCACAAAGAAGTATTCACAATGCTTAAATCGCGTTTAGATAAGCCATATAGCAAGTTCGACGGAACTTTAAACCCCGAAAGTCCACACCACTGGCTTAAAAAGTTTTTAGAAAGTGATGCAGATATATACTGTCAATCTTACACAATAGACGATAACCCGACACTTGACCCATCGTTTGTGGCTAATCTAAAGCAGGAATATGCTGGAACGGTATACTATGATCGTTATATCTTAGGATTATGGAAATCAGCCGAGGGTGTAATATATACGCAAATAGCAGATAGACCACAAGATTATGTTATCGATGTAGCACCGCCTATTATGTTTGCTACTATTGGAGTAGATTTTGGCGGTAACGGTTCGGCAACCACATTTAATTTAACGGGATATACTTCGGGAATGAACGAGGTAATAACTTTAAAAGAGTACTACCGTAAAGGCATTATGACACCTAAAGAATTAGAAGAAGATTTTGTGACGTTTGTAAAAGAGTGCAAACGCTTTTTTATTGTAACAGATGCTTACTGTGATAGCGCTGAGCAAACTCTTATAAGAGGGTTGAAAGTCGCAGTAGCAAAAGAGGGAATAGGGCTAAGCATACATAATGCAAGGAAAGGTGAAATAAACAACCGCATACGCTTTTTTTGTCGTTTACATGGCATAGGCAAGCATAAAATTATGCGCGAATGTAAATACACCTTAGAAGCATTTCAAACTGCTGTATGGGATGCTAAATACGTTACAAAGGATGTTAGGCTGGATGATGGAACATATAACATAGATAGTTTGGATGCGCAAGAATATGCGGTAGAGCCGTATATGAACCAAATTATCGATATGTGGTAGGAGGCGTGCGGATGTTTAAAAAGATAAAAAAGAAAGTAAAAGAGGTGGCTACGAAATTTATGGCAGACAGTGGAACGGGAAAAGAATTTAAAAATATTTTTGAATTGGGCGGTGTTCCTGCGTTTAACCAGTTTTATTATTTTGGTATCTTTCCATGGAAGTATATTTATAAAGGCTTTTATAAACCGTGGCATCGAGTGTTGTCACCTACGTTAAAAGATCCTATGCGAAAAAGAAATATAGAAACAATGGGAATTGCTAAAGCAGTGTGTGCGGAACTGGCTGGATTAATATGGAGTGAGCAATGCGAAGTACATGTTTCTTCGGGAAAAGAACTCGGAGAAAATGAAACAGATCCTTTAGACGATTATATCCAAAAAGTTTTAAAAGATAATGCCTTTTTTACAAAGATGCAGGAACATATCGAGCAGTCTTTAGCACTTGGGGGCGGAGCACTAAAAGTTTGGGCGGAAGCAGATCATTTAGACGGTAAACCAGTACTAGGAAGCGAGCATATTGAAATTGGCTATGCTATGGCAGATCAGTTCGTGCCAACTGCATGGACAAACGCCAAGGTTACAGAGGGAGTATTTATAAGCCGAGAAGCAAAGAACGGGTATTATTACACACGGTTAGAGTGGCATAAATGGAATGGAACTACATATGTAGTTGAAAATGAATTATTTAGAAGTGAAATTAAAAATATAAAAAATGGTAGCGGTGAAGTTGAACCGCAGGATATTTTAGGTTTTAGATATCCACTGCAAACAATATATCCATTTTTGAATGAATCAACTTCGATTGAACATGTAGAGGATAGTCTATTTTACTATTACAGAACAGCTATTGCGAACAACATTGACGATAACAGCCCATTAGGAGTAAGTGTTTATGCTAATGCATTAGCAACATTACACGCGTTAGATGTTTGCTATGACAGTTTCGTACGCGAGTTTGTGTTAGGAAAGAAGAGAATAATTGTCCCAGCGAGTGCTGTTAGAATGGTGGTTGACCCTGAAACTGGCGAAAGAAAAAGATACTTTGATGCAAACGATGAAGTGTATGAAGCATTAGCAACGGATGATACAGAAGAATTAAAAATACATGATAATTCTGTTGAGTTGAGAGTAGAAGAACACATAAGCGCAATTAATGCTTTTTTAAGCACCTTATGTTTACAACTGGGATTTAGTGCAGGAACGTTTACATTTGATAAAACACAAGGACTAAAAACCGCTACCGAGGTAATTTCAGAGAATTCCAAAACATATAAAACTATAAAATCACATCAATTGCAAATAAAAGAAGCAATTGAAAAAATGATTAAAGGAATAGTTAATGTTGCGGATTTATACGACATTGAGTATAAAGGGCAACGTGTTGGAAATATGGCTAATGATGATTTAGAGATTAAAGTAATCTTTGATGATTCAATCTTACAAGACCGACAAACAAACGTTAATGAGGGAATTGTATTAGTAAATAACGGTTTAATGTCTAAATTAACTTATATGGAAAAGGTGCTAGGGATGACGGGAGAAGAAGCACTTAAAGAAATAGAAAAAATAAAAAAAGAAAATCAAATAAATACAATAGCGGTTGATGATTTCGCTCTTGGCGGTGAAGAATAGTGGCAATGATAACGCGCCAACAAATATTAGAAATAAGTGAACCGTTTGAGGAAATGTATAGCGGTATAACTAATCAAATTCTAATAATGATGGCTGAGTACATTGGTAAAGATATTGACGAGCCGATTGAGGTTTGGCAACAAAAAAAGATCCAAGAAATTAATTTATTGTTAAAACATACGCAAAGTATTATAAGCAGTGGCGGATATCTAAGCACTACTAATAACACGTTAAATACCGTTATAGATAAAACTTTGGAGGATATAGAACCAAAATTACAAGAAGCATCTAAAAACGGTCTGTTAAAGAAAACAACTGCTTATACAGCTAGCTTAAGCATCAATGAACTTAAGAAAAACATGAAAGAAGATTTCTTAATAACATTTAATACAATGGGTAATACCATGCAAAGTATGATATTGCAATCATTTAATAAAGCAGTAAATAATGTTGTTTCTGCATATAACACAAGAAGAAATGAGATATTAGACGAAGCCACAGAAAAGATAATGCATAGAGAAACAATGCAAAATGCTGTTGCAAGTGCAATAAGGCAAATAGCTAAAGAAAATATACCTGCATTTATAGATAAAGCAGGAAGAAAATGGACGGCCGAAGCCTATGCGAATATGTATGTGCGAACAAATGTACACAACATGAGTATAGATACGGTTGTAAAAAGAAATGAAGATTATGGAAACGATTTATTTATTGTTTCTAAGCATAGCGGTGCAAGACCCAAATGCGCTCCGTGGCAAGGGAAGATAGTTTCAAAAAACAACAGAAAAGGAACAACAACCGATGCGAACGGAAAAAAAGTAAGTTTTATAGCTTTGTCAAGTACAAGTTACGGGCAGGCAGATGGATTGCTTGGTATTAACTGCGGGCATCAACTGTATCCGTTTATACCTAAACAATCGATTAATAACGTTAAGCCTTTATCAAAGGAACAGGAAAGAGAAAATAAACGTATATATGAAGAAAGCCAACGACAGCGTGCTATTGAACGCGAAATCCGCGCATCAAAGACACAAGAGGAAATGTATAGAAAAGCGGGCTTAAGAGATGAAGCTGATAAGCAAAAAACTGTAACAAGTCAAAGACAAGCTAAAATGAGACAGTTTATAAATGAAACAGGTCGAACACGACGATATGATCGCGAACAAATCGTTAAATAATGATAAAAAACAGGAGGGTAAACAATGGATTGCAAACATGAATTTATGGGCTATAAAGATGGAGTAACATGCCTTAAATGCGGTTTAAAAATGGGAGTGCGAGAATACCATGATTTTTTACAACAAAAAGAAGCAAAAGAACCTAAGAAACCATCTACAAGAAGAAAAGGAGCTAAATAATGAATCCATATCAAGATTTAACATCATATTTAAAAATCGTATATCAAAATTTAGGAACTCTGCATCATAATTTAGTAGGCAAGAGTTTTTTTGTTATACATCCATTATTGGGTGAATGGTACAACGAAATCGGTGAAATGACGGATGATTTAATTGAACGAGGTATTCCGTTAGGGTTTGCTGAACCGTCTATTAAAGACGCGGTTTTAGCTTACACAAACGATTTACTTGGCGTTGAGAACAGAGAATGTGAAGATACAATCATTCTTGCAAAAGATAATTTCATTAATATTGTTGAAAAAATGACAATTGCAAAAGATGGTTTGCCTGTCGATGTTCAAAACAAGATTGATGAATATATTTATTATTTGCGTAAAGAAGCAGATTACAAAATGGGTCAATATCTAGGCGGTATGAAGAACACAGCGACAGTTGATATTGATGATGATTAAATAATTAGCATCTAAGAGTGCTTTTTATATTTTAGGACGTTTTATACGTCCTTTTATTTTGCCCTCGTCTATCGGCGTTAAATGTAGGCTTTCGGTTACGTCTGCATCCGTTAAATGTAGGCACACGTTATTTATTAGTTTAAACGCAGGAGGAAGAATAATGCCAAAACTAACAAGAAAAAGTGTACGTAGTGAAATTGTTAAGGCTGGAGTAAGTGAAGATAAAGCCAATGAATTATTAGAAAGCATTATGTCTATGTATGGAGCTAGCACTGCTGACATGGTTTCTAAAGAAGATTTGGAAGAACTTAAGCAAGAAGCGGTCAATGAAGCTATGAAAAACACACCTAAAGACTACAAAGAAAGTCAAGATTACAAAGATTTATTAGGAAGAGTACAAGAGTACGAAAAGAAAGACTTTATCCGAACATTAACGGATAAAGGAGTTAAAAGCGACAAGTACGCTGAAATGCTCTTGGAAAGATTAGACAAAGAAAAAGATATTGATGAACAGCTTACGGCTTTTAAAGAGGAATATGCCGATATGTTCAATGTCGAACAACAAGAAGAGCCAAAACCTCAATTTGGAGCACAGCCAAAAGGCACTATGCCAAGTGGCAAAGAAGCACAAACGTTTGGGGATTTTTGGAGTTTTATGCCAAAAGAAAAGTAGGAGGAATTAATATATGGCAGATTTTGTGCAAACACCTTTAAATTATGCAGTTGACTACGCTAGAACACTAGCCAACGCTTATCCTTATTTATCATATTTTCCAGAGTTATGGGCAGGACCAAACAATGAAAAATATAAACCAGTAAACGGGAAAACAGTAATGATCCCATCGATGACAGTTTCGGGGGCTAAAGCAGTTAACCGTGACAGTATCGACGGTAAATTTAATCGTAATTTCAACACTGAAATGCAACCCGTTACAATGATGATGGACAGAGAATGGGATACATTAGTTGATCCAATGGACATCAAGGAAACAAATCAAGTGGCTACTATTGCCAATGTAACAGAAACATTTAACCAATTCCAAAAAGTGCCAGAAATGGATGCATACATGGCTTCTAAATTGTCATCATATGCACAATCTTTCGGTACAGTAGATACAACTGTGTTAGATAAAGATACTATTTTAGAAACATGGGATGGATATTTAGCGTATATGGTTAACCAACGTATCAACCGTGATAGATTGGTAGCGTATATGACACCAGATGCGTATAAACTTTTAAAAGAAGCAGCGGGAATTACACGTTTTATCGATGCAGGCACTGGAATTAGAAATGTAGACCGAAATGTCGGGAAATTAGACGGAGTATTAATTCGAGAAGTACCAAAAGATATTATGCAAACAGCGTTTGACTTTACAGTAGGATGGAAAGTTGAATCTGGCGCAAAAACTATTAATATGTTGTTAGTAGACCCTATGGCAATGATTGCTCCAGTAGTATATGAAGTAGCTATGATGAGCGCACCAACTGCACAATCTAAAGGGAAATGGCTATATTACGAAAGATACTACTACGATGTATTTGCATTAGATAAACGTAGAGTAGGTATCTTAGCAAATATCACTACACCAACTCTTGGAACATTTGAAGTTACGTCAACTGCTGGAGCTGAGACTAATCAAACAAATGTAGCAGTTACTGCTAAACCAATTCTTGGACAAAAATTGGTGTATAAAGTAGCTTCTAGCGCTTCAACACCTACATACGGACAAGATTTATCTAGCGGATGGACTGATTTACCAGCTGATGGCGTAGTAACAGTCGCAGGATCAGAAACGAATATCACTGTTGCATTAGTTAATACAACTAAAGCAAATGGAGCTTTCGCGGTTTCAAGTGGTAATGCTACGATCGTTAAAAACGGCGGATAAGGGGTGATTGTATGGCATATATAAAATATGCTGATTTTACACAATTTTACGGCAGTGATTTGATGGATGAAGAAACGTTCAACAGTCTCGTTAATCCAGCATGTTCTAAAATTGATGAAATAACCCGTTTTAAGGTCGCTGAAGAGGGTTTAAACTCTTTAGCGCCTTTTATTCAAGAATTGTTTAAACGTGCGTGCATGGCTCAATGTGCGTACTATGGCTATTACGGTTTAGAAGTAGCCTATACTGGTGTGGCAGGGCAAGGCTTTACGGTTGGCAAAGTAAGTGTGGACAGCACTTATCAGTCAAAAGAAAGCGCAGGAAGAAATTACAATTCATTAAGCCCCGAAGCGGTAAGCCTGCTTGAACAAACTGGGCTGTTAAATAGGAGTGTTGGAGTATTCTCAGACCCATCCCTAAACGTATTCTGGCCGATATAGCCACATTAAAAGTAATTACCAGTATAAACGAATGGCAAAAGCCCGTTATGCAGTCTTATGATTTAAAATTTGTACATATGCAAAACACAAACGAAGTACGAAGAACAACAGATAACACTGAGGTCGTTCTTCGCTCAATATTATATTACGATTGTAGGTTGTCTAAGCCGAATTTGAACTTATGGGTATTAAATAACCAATCACTTGGAAACGGCGCTAGAATGAGCATTATTTATCAAGAACAGACATATACTGTTCAAACTTGCGATTTAGTACCCGATGATACTGGCAAACCGCATCATTATGAACTTGGGTTAGTTTAGTGAGCGTTAAAGTTACATTAAATAAACGAAGAGTTCTAAAAAGAATTACGAGCGGTGCCGATAATGCTAGAGCGGTGTTAACAGAACAAGTTTATCAGGACAGTGAAGAATATACCCCTCGTGATAAAGGAAAACTTATAGAAACGGCGCGAATTGATTCTAAAAACGGAACAATTACATATACCCAGCCATATGCTAAAAAATTATGGAATGGTATAGACTATAATTTTTCTAAAGATAAAAGTGCTAAAGCCACTTATGAGTGGTGTGATGCAGCTAAAACAGACCATAACAAGGACTGGCAGAAAGTTGCTCAACAAGCATTTAAAGAAGGGATGAAATAATGGACATCGAGATTATAAACATTCTAACGGCTCTTATTAAGGCACAGTATCAAGGAAGCTTGGTTTTTGGTACAAATATACCCGATAATAGTTTGGCGCTTCTATGGCGGTCAAATCCGCAAGAAATATATATGTGCAAAGACAGTTATAATCATATGAACGTAAGGCTTAACGGAAAAAATAAAGATCAAGAGGAAATATGCAGTACACTAAACCAACTGCACTACTTTTTAAGCAAATTAAAAAGCGATCAAATTGAATTAGGCGAACATACGCAAATCATTGATATACAAACATCCTCAAGCCCAGAACTGATAGGGGTAGAGGAAAACGGTCAATGGATTTACGGATCAAGCCTTTTAATTAAATATTATATTAAATAGGGGGAAATAAAATGGCTGACGGAGATTTCAAAGCACAGGTACAAGTAGAACCGGTTTATAATTATACGGTTGCGATTGACACTACACCCGATACAACAGCGACATGGTCACCATTATGTGCAGGTATCGAAAACTTTAGCGAATCACTAAATGAACAAGTACAACAGTTCTTTTTTATGTGCGGTAAAGGATTTGCGAATAACTATGTTACAGGAATGGCACCATCATTGACAATTACTGGGCGCAGAGTTAAAGGTGATGCAGCACAAGAGTATATCTTTGGTGCTAAATACGCTTTAATGAAAAAAAGAGAAACACAATTACAAATTTCGCAATTAGATGCTACGGGAGCAAATACGCAAACAATTACATGTAATGTAACAATTCAAAACATTGTAGAGATTAACGGAAATGCTACAGACCCGTCACAAATCAGCTTCGATTTGGCATTTAATGGAACACCAACGTTAAAAAGTACGCCAGTAGGGGGATAACCCCTACTTTTTATATATATTAGGAGGATGAATCATGTATAAAATCAAAAGAGATAAAAAATTTAAAGAACAACTTGAAGTCGAAAATGATAATGGTGAAAAACTTACGCTTGATGTTGAAATTACCCTTGATAAACAGCTTAATGAATTCACAAAGAATTGGCGCAATCTTGAGGTTATGAATATTAACGTTCAACAAGGCAAATTAGACTATATGCAAATGGGGAATGCGGTTATTTCAATAATGGGTGTTGTTTTTGGGGAGAACGATGCAAAAAAATTAATAGATTTTTATAACTGTAATTATATTGAACTAATTCAAGACATTTTGCCATTTATTGCAGGGGTGATTAAACCTCAGTTTGATAAAGTTATAAAAGAACACACTAAACGAAACAAACAAGCACTTAAAGAGTTGACAAAATGATACTTTATAAGAGTTTGCCAACAGAGATTAGATACAAAAATAGGAAATATAAAATAAAACCTTATTTTAATAATGTGCTGTTTTGTTTAGAAGTCTTTAATAACAATGCCTATACTGATGAAGAAAAAATTTATCTTTGCTATAAGGCATTGGTAAAAAAACAACTCACACAACATAATTACACGGAAGTAGTAGCTATTTTAAGCAAAGTATTCGATGTGCTTTTTGAAGATAAAAACAAGCGTAAAGAAAATAAAAAATCTTTTGATTTTACGCAGGATGCTAAATATATATATGCAGGGTTTATGCAATGTTACGGCATAAACCTTTTTGAATACAAAAATAAATTGCATTGGTGGGAATTTAACGCATTGTTTCAAGGGCTATCAAGGGATACTCGGATAATGCAGATAATCGATATTCGTACTCGACCTATTCCTAGAAGAGACAAAACAAACGGCGAGTATATAAACAATCTTTTAAAGCAAAAAGCTGAGTATAAATTGGAACTAAGTCAAGAGGAACAAGAAAAAGAAATACAACAATCGCTTGGCGATTTATTTAGTGCTTTATCAAATATGGCCGAAAAGGAGTGATGATATGGCAGATGGTGATGTAGTTTATAAAGTTGATGTTGATGATGGACAAGTCTCTAGCCAATTAGATAAGGTTAGTTCAAAAATCGAAAATTCAAGCGAAAAAACATCAAATGAACAAAAGAAAGACTTTAAGGAAACAAGTAAAGAATTTGCAAAACAATCGCAAAAAATGGTTGGTGATAATAAAGAAGCCAACAGCCAAATAGAAAAAGATAGTGGCGGATTAGGAAGCAAATTAAAGGAAACGTTCAAAAATGCATTTGGTGGAATAGGTGAAAGCATTAAAGAAAATGCCGAGACTATAACTGCACCAATGGATGAAATAGCAAGTAATATCGGGGTGTCTTTTGGAACGTTAGCTAAAGCAGGAGTTATCGGTGGAATATTAGCTATTGGAACTGCAGCGGTAAACACAGCCAGTGACGTCGAATCGGCAATGAATAAATTTCAAGCGCAAACAGGCGTAGCTAATGAAGAATTAGACAAATATGAAGAAACCATGAAAGATATTTACACTGGCAACTATGGTGAATCTTTCGAAAACGTTGCTGATAGTATGGCGAAAGTTAAACAACAGCTTGGTGAAATCGATCAAAAAGATATGAAAAATGTCACTGAGGGATTGTTAACGCTAGAAAGCGCTATGGACATGGATTTCGACGAAACATTAAGAGGTGTTAACCAATTAATGAAGCAGTTTGGTATAACGTCAGAAGAAGCTTTAGACCTAATCGCAAAAGGCGGTCAAGAGGGTTTGGACTATACACACGAACTAGGGGATAACATATCGGAATACGCTGGGAAATTTAGCCAAGCGGGATATAGTGCTCAAGAATATTTTCAAATAATGAAGAATAGTACTAAAGACGGAAGTTATAACCTTGATAAAGTAAATGACACTATTAATGAAATTACAAATAAATTGGCTGATGGAAGTATTAAAGATAATTTAAATGTATTCAGTTCAAAAACAAAAAATGTTTTTGAAGCATGGAGCAAGGGAGGAGCACAGCAGAAAGATGTAATTGATAGCATCATTAATGATATAAAAAGCTGTACCAATCAGCAAGATAAACTAACGATGGCTAGTACGGCATTCGGAGCTTTAGGTGAAGATAATAACTTAAAATTTATTGAGAGTTTTTCTGCTATTGGTGACACGTTTAATGATGTTAATGGAACTATGGATAAAGTTAAAGACAACGCTGGCAAAGGGTTAGGGGCACAGTTTCAAAGTCTAATAAGAAACACACAAATGTTAATTGAACCATTAGGTAAAGCGTTATTGCCTATTTTAAACTCATTGGTGAGCATACTTGGAACCATAATGAAAGTAGCTAGTCCATTGTTTGAAGTTATAGGGGATATTATCACAGCAGTAAACGAGTGGTTTTCCAATATTAAATGGGGAGAAATATTTAGCGAACAATGGAATGAAGTAGTCGATTCTTTTTCAAATGCATGGGAAGCCATTAAAAGTATAGGTCAATGGTTTGTTGATTTGTGGAATGGTATCGGTACATGGTGGAGTGAATTAAACGCTAAAATCGATGCAACCATTATAGAGACGTGGAACGGTATTCAAACATGGTGGAATGAATTAATTGGTGGGATTGTTGCATGGTTTCAGGAAACATGGAATGGTTTAGCAACATGGTTTAATGATTTATGGAACGGAATTGCAACAGCGTTTAATAACACGGTTAATGGAATAAAAGATTTCTTTATTAATGGTTTTAATCTTATGGTTGAGGGCGCTAAAAACGCGATGAATAATCTAAGTAATTGGATATCATCGATTATAAACAATATAAAAGGAATATTTAACGGAATTATAAGCTTTATAAGCGGTGTATTTTCGGGAAATTGGCGTCAAGCATGGGAGGGGATAAAACAAATATTCTCTAACATAGTAAGTGGCTTTGCTAACATATTCAAAAGCCCAATAAACTGGATAATAGACGGAATCAATACGTTTATAAGCGGTTTAAATAAAATAAAAATTCCCGATTGGGTTCCAGTTGTAGGCGGAAAAGGTTTTAACATTGGGAAGATACCAAGATTAAAAGTTGGTATGGATTATGTACCAAGTGATTTTTTCCCTGCGTATTTGGATAAAGGCGAAATGGTACTTACAGCACCCGAAGCACAAAAAGTACGCTCATACGGCGGAATACAAGGTATAGAGAGTATGTTAAGCGCCAATCTTATTACAAACAATGAAATGGGTCTTGATTATGGAAAACTAGCCGAAGCAATGGCGGGTGTTACTATACCCATTTATCTAGATGGCAAAGTCGTAGGCTATAGTATAACGGGCTCAGTCGATCAAAACATGGGAATTATAACTTCACGCAAAGGGAGATACGGAATATGAGAGAAGATGTAAGATTTAAAATCAATAATGATGATTTTTTGTTAAGCGATTATCATTTGTGTGTTGAATCATATTCTATTGGTATCCCCAAGGTTAAGAGCTTTTTTCAAGAGATACCGTATTCTAATGTTGTTTATGACTATACAGAATATTTTGGAAGTCCTACATATAGCCAACGCCCAATAACTATAAATTGCAAACTAATGAAATCAACACCGTGCTGGCAAAAAATAATGCAAAAAGTTCTTGAACTCATGCACGGTCAAAGAGGTACGTTCAGTTTCGCAAGCGATAGTGAGTGGTATTATAATGGGAGAATTTCTATTGACACGGATGAGCATGATAATTGGAACTTTGCTACCGTTACATTATCGATAATTTGTGATCCGTTAAAAACGAACATGGAGGGGGCGAGCAAACTTTGAAACTAAAATTAATGTGTGATGCCGATATACTATTTGACAGTACGACAAATACGTATAAAGCTATGTCGATCGATTTAACTGAACAAGTTAATACAACTAATACATTAGTGTTTGCTCTCCCGCCTTTTAATCCTAATTATGATAAACCGCAAAAAATGACGTCTGTAATCGAATTATATAGAAATGATGCTCTTGTGTTTGAGGGACGGGTGCTGTATACCGATGATGATATTTTGGGCAATAGAACATTTACTTGCGAGGGTTCTTTAGCTTATTTCCTTGACAGTATAGTAAGACCTAATACAACGCAGGATACAACTATCCGCGATTATCTTCAAGGTCTTTTAAATCAGCATAACGCACAAGTTGAAGAACAAAAGCAATTTACACTTGGAATTGTTAATGTTACCAATACAACTGACAATGTATATCGTATAGACAATGATTATTCAAATACATTAACAGTAATGCAAGAAAAATTAGTTAACCGTTTAGGCGGATATTTAAGGGTTAGAAAAGAAAACAACGTAAGATATCTTGATTACTTGGAAGAGTATGGAACAACATCAAATCAGACTATAGAATTTCAAAAAAATATATTAGATTTGTCACAGCGTATATCTGCGGAAAATGTAATAACCGCGCTAATACCTTTAGGTGTTAAAAATGAAGAAACGGGGTTGCCGCTAACGATTGAAAGCGTGAATGACGGTAAAGATTATTTAGTAAATGAAACTGCCGTAAGCCTATTTGGCTATATATACGGTAAGAACGAGTGGGAAGATGTTACATTACCCGAAAACCTAAAAACAAAGGGAGAAGCCTTTTTGCAGGAAAATATAAAAGCTTCGTGGAGCATAGAAGTAAATGCCACTGATTTATCGATGCTAGATGTATCGATTGATACATTGGATTTGGGAATGAGTGTTCCAGTTATATCCGTACCGCATAAATTAGACGAAAATTTTACAATTAAGAAAAAAGAAACTAAATATCTGCAACCGCAAGATAGCGAAATAACTTTAGACACTGTCATAAAACGAAACACTGATCAAGTTTCAAGCACTGACCGACAATTAGGACAGTTGGAAACAATACAGACTGACAGATTTATGGCTATTGTGAAAGAACAGACCAATTTAATTACGGGCGGTTCGGGCGGAAATATGCAGTATGGATTTAATGACAGCGGTTTACCGAGTGAAATCTTTTTTCTAGACAATCCCGATAAAGAACTAGCAAAAAAAGTATTAAGAATAAATCAAAACGGGATTGGGTTTTCGAAAAATGGGATTAATGGTCCTTTTGAAACGGCATGGACATTAGACGGCGTATTTAATGCTAATTATATTACCGCTGGTATTCTACAAGGAATACAAATAATTGCAGATTTAGGTATGCTTGGCGGTTGGACAATGGACAGTACATCTCTGTCAAGCGGAAGTACGGTCGGAATTATTCTAGATTCAAGCGAACCAAGCATTGCGACATATCATCCTGATACGGATTATATCGGCATGAAAATGTATAATGGTGGATTGGCTATATACTCTTACGCTAATAAAGGGACATACGTGGGACAATTGTCAAGCGGAGCAGATGGAACGGTGTTGCAGGGCGCATATGGACACAATTTATCTCTCGGTATAAGTACAGATAACACAAATACTGCGCTTGATGGTTATTTAGTTATGGATAATGGCGAAGTGTCATGCTATAAAACGTTAAATATGCGCGGACACAGTATAATAAATCAATCAGACAAACGATTAAAGAAAAATATAAAAGATATAGATTGTTCTTTTGTATATGATTTAGAAGTAAAACAATTTGATTACTTAAACGGTGATAAAAACAGAATTGGTATACTTGCAAATGATTATACGAATAAAAGCTATTCTAAATATTTTCTACATAAAGGAAAAGACGGGTATTATGGTGTGGATTACCAAAATATTATGAATGCACTGATTAAATGTGTGCAGGAACAAAACAACCGTATAAAAGCGTTAGAAAGGGGAACAAAATGATATTTAGTACAATAACACAAAACAATCTTAATTTAACCGCTGATACTACCGAAATCCCAGCACAGTATAGCAATAATATACAGTTTAAATTTATTCAAGATAGTGAACGTTTTAGCGGATATATACCGACTATTTATATTGGTGTATATGACAGTGCGATGATAGAGTGCAGCGACGTTATTAATGCTGGTGGCGCGGTTGTTGTAGACGGTGACGGTGTATTCGCTATATCTAATGAAATAATGTATCGTAACGGCTTTTTAGCGGTTGGGGTAACATTAACCAACAATGACGAGAACGTATCTCTAAAGCCCGTTATTTACCGTATACAAGCAAGTGTTGGTGGATTAAGTCCATTACCGCCAGATGAGGGCGAATGGCAACAAGTTGTTAAGGCGTTTGTTGAAACACTGTTTAATAACTGGTCTACTGAAAATCTTGATCCAATAAAAGCACAGCTTGAAGAACTTATCTCTACAGCACAAACACAACAAGAAAAAATAACATCTCAGCAAACGCAGATTGATAATGCGATTGGAAACATGGGAGATTATGAAATCGTACAAGAAGACCCCGTACAAATAAGATTTAAAAAAGGTGATGGAACATTCGGGGAAACTGTTGATTTAGGCGACGGATTAGCATCTAAAGCAATGGTAAATGCTGGCTATTATACTTATAAAGGTATTAGTTATGGTGGTTCTGCAAGTAATAACGGGATTGACGTTGCAGAAATAGACGGAGCATATTCCCAAGAAACTACAAACGGGTTTCAATTATTCGACGCAAGTAAATTGCCTACTAAAACTTTAAACGGTGTAACTATGACTAATCATGGTGATGGTACTTTTAGTTTTAATGGTAGTAGTAATTCGCAAATAGGGTTTAATTTTGAATATTTATATACGCATGAACAATCTGTTGAATTACTAAAAGTTGGTGCATTGAAGATTTCGCAATTTGTAAGCTTCCAACCATATGTTTTTGCAAGTTATTACTTGAACGACTTATATAAAGGTGAAATAAATTCAGAAATTGACGGTACATTAAATATCACCCAAGAGATGTTAAATGACCCAACTTTTAAAATTAAAATTGGTTTTTACGTGAGAACAGGTTTAACCGCATCTAGTGCCACAATCAAACCAATGCTCTACCAAGACGGAGACGGAACTTGGGAACCCTACACGGGCGGTATTGCTAGTCCTAACCCCGAATATCCTCAAGAGCCTAAGTTCATAGGTGATTACAACGAGGATACGCAAAAATATGATATTGGTTTTGTTACAAGTGGAAAAAACTTATTGAATAACGAAGCCAATACATTTAGTTTAAAAGGAGTTACTTTTACAATAAATAAAGATAAAAGTATTTTGCTTAGTGGTACCGCAACAGAAACAATTTATTGGAATGACGGAAAATTATCCGCGAATCTTGATAATGATAAAATATATACATTAAGTGGTTGCCCTAGCGGTGGCGGTTTAAGCAAATATTATATGTATTTATACAATGAATCTTTTTCTCTTAATGATACTGGTAATGGTGTAACTAACATGTCAAAAGTAACTAAAAAAGTCGTGTTTGGTATTGCCATTTTAAGCGGTGTAAACGTAAACGGATTAGTATTTAAACCACAACTAGAGATTGGAACAACAGCTACCGATTATCAGCCATATCAAGGCTTCGAAACCACAACCCTACAACTAAACCAACCGTTACGCGAGTTACCAAACGGCGTTAAGGATACAATAGAAAATGAGGTTGTTACGAGAAGAGTTGGGGAAATAACGTATGACAGTTCAAGTGATGAGAGTTGGAATTTTGATACCACTTATAAGTATGCTGCGATAGATATAAATGGTGTAACGGGTTATAACATTGGGGTAAAAAATATCTTGTGCGACAAATTATATGTAATTAATTCAAATGGTTCTATTAGTGATTCTACAAACGTAATAAGATATGGCTCATCTAATAACAATAATAAAGTATTATACGTTCGCATTGATGATACAATTACATCAGTATCAGAATTTAAAACTTGGCTACAATCTAACCCTATTACCGTATGGTATGAACTTGCTACGCCAACTACAGAACAAATCACGTTGCTTACTCTGCCGAGTTGGTATCCTTATACTAACGCATGGGTTGGAACTGAATTACAACTTGGCTTTGTAGAATGGTATATCAAAACCGCAGGAATTAACCAAAATGATTTAACCGTTATTAAAGAAGATATATCGCAATTACAAACCGAAACCACGCAGTTAAACAATGATGTTACAAAGCTTATGGGAGCTTTTACATCGGTGACAGATTTAACTAAGCAATTATTCTTGCTTATGCATCGTGTAGGTGATATTATTTTCAGCACTTCCGATGAAAACCCAAGTACAATTTACGGCGGAACATGGGTAGCGTGGGGGAAAGGTCAAGTACCAGTTGGTGTCGATACAAGCGATAGTGATTTCAACACTGTAGAAAAAACGGGCGGAGAAAAAGAACATACATTAACTGTCGATGAAATGCCGAGCCATAAACATGATTTCGGACAACAATTTGCTACTACATCTAATTTGAGTGGGGCATATGGTTATTATATGATTGCAGGAACACAAACCGATGTTATAAAAAATACAGGTGGAAACCAACCGCATAACAACTTACAGCCATATATAACTTGCTATATGTGGAAAAGAACTGCATAAAAACTTAAAGGCCGAAAGGCCTTTTTAATATTAATAAAGTGAGGTAATTTTATGAACAAAATTAATTTAAAAATCAGATTAAAAAATCCCGTGTTTATTGCACAAATTGTATTAGCTGTTTTAACGCCTATTTTAGCTTATGCGGGGCTTACCGCACAAGACCTAACAACATGGGGAGCGTTAGGAAAACTGCTTTTAAATGCTGTTTCTAACCCTTATGTACTATCTTTGGTGATTGTATCTGTATGGAACGCAATCAACGACCCTACTACAAGCGGAGTAGCGGATAGCGAACGTGCACTAAACTACACTGAGCCTAAAAAGGATTAGCATTATGAACGAAGCGGAAATGATAGGCTCTGTTATTGCAGGAGGGGTGGCAATTTTTAGTTTTGTTACCCCTATGCTTAAGCTAAATTCGAACATAACACGTATGAACACACTGCTTGAAAGGATAATCGAAGATAACAACCGACAAGACAAGCGGTTAGATGCACATAGTGAACGGCTTGACGTTATCGTAGAACAGCAACGTAGGAACGAAAAAATAATTGATATACATGAATTGCGTATCAACAATTTAGAAAATAGAAATTAAGGAGAAAAATAAAATGGCAGTATTTAATATTCATGGAGGACATGCTCCAGCAGGTAAAAAAGGAAGTGGAGCAGTAGGGATTGTAAACGAAAGTATTGTAGATAGAGAAATTAAAGATGCAGTTATTGCTAAATTAAGAGCATTAGGGCATACTGTTTATGACTGTACTTGCGAAAACGGGGGAAGTGCAACCGAAGTATTAAAAGACATTTGTAACAAAGCAAATGCACATACAGTTGATTTAGATGTATCTATTCACTTGAATTGTTACAATGGGTCAGCAAAAGGCACCGAAGTATTAGTATATAAATTGGGAGGTAAAGCCGAACAGTACGCAAAGAATATTGTTAATTCAATTTCAGAATTGGGATATACTAATCGGGGTGTAAAAGTGCGTAATGATCTGTACTATTTAAAACATACTAAAAACACAGCGTTGTTAATCGAAACATTCTTTTGTGATAATCAAGAAGATGTAAACCGCTATAATTTAGATGCTATGGCAAATGCAATCGTTAAGGGAATTATAGGCGAAGTGACAAGTTCAACAGAAGTTCCAACACCACAACCATCTGAGCCCACTAAACCAAGCGGTTATGATGAATGGGTGGCACGTTTACAACAAGAATTAAATTCCCAATTTAATCGAGGTTTAACGGTAGATGGGTTAAAAGGACCTAATACATTAAATGCTTGCCCTACGGTTAAAAAAGGTGCAAAAGGAAACGTTACACGCTTAATTCAAGAACGATTAAATAGTGTTGGCTTTAGTCTAGGGGTAGATGGTATTTTTGGAACAGCAACTTATAACGCTGTAAAAGTTTTCCAACGTAACCGTGGATTAAGCCAAGATGGTATTGTTGGTAAAAATACATGGAACTGGCTTTTAAAAGGAACTAAGATGTAATTATGTTTAGCAAAGAATTACAAGATGGTGTATCCTATGAATAAAGTTTACTTGAAAATAGGCGCTGAAGATATTCAGGGAAATAAGCTGAATACACGGGTAGAGTATGTTCTTATGTATGTGGGGTTATCGCACAGCATTATCAACAATGGGTATCGTGATATACATGTAAATAATAAATACATAAAATTCAAGCCTGGATCAAAATAA